CTACTTATACACTTCTAATTCTCCGTTCTGGTGGATTCTAGCAAAATTTAAGACGGCTATCTGTTTGTATCTGTGGTAACTTGTAACACTAGTACCTGCCATTTCTACGCATTCGCTTATTGTTTTCTTTCTCATATAGCAATAATGGATAATAAAGTATTTTCTGGCTCGCTTGTTCTCTATGCTATTGATGTCGTGGGTGAATATCTCCAACCCCTCACGGATTGCTTTTTCATTCTCACCGCTCAAATTCCACTGAGCAGGTAAGGCAAGCCTCCAAACCTCTTCATCTATTGCAACTTGGTTTTCATTTCCTGCCATTCTCTGGAATCTCAAAAAGTAAGTCATCCGCTTTCTGACGTTCATCATCGTTTTAAACTTATCTAGCTCCATTAGTTCACTCCTCCATGATGTAATAGTTAGGCGAAACTATACCATGAAGGTCAGCCCTGCGCTGGCTTTTTTTGCGTTTTCTCGTTGTTCGCTCGAAGTTCAAGTATATACACCCTGTTAACTTAGTCTGCTTAGCCAATACCTCAACCCTATATCTAAATAGCTAGTAAATCTTTTGTAATGCCTCCAATATGTCTTGTGTCTCATTCTTTTAGGGCGACTTGGAAAGTTGTCATAATCTACGTAGCCCTTTTCTGGATAGTAACCAGGGTCTATTTTCCTAGCCTCTTTCAATGCTAGACTGAAATAATACTGACAATCGGTTTTACTTCGGTTCAAAGTGTCCTTGTGTATGTCCTGACAAGTACCGCAACTAAAATACAAATACCGTTTATAAAGCAACCTGCACCGTCTACCACAATCAGGGCAAAGAAAGAAATAACGATAACCTCCCTTAGTACCTGCTATTCTGTCTAATTCAAATGACTCTCCACCAAAATCAATCATTAAATTATCCAAATCAATTTCTAAACGCTGACCGTCCAACTCAGCTATCCCCTTAGATATTCCTCTCAGCTTCATTGGTTTAGTGATTGTTTCTATTGCTAACTGCTTCATTATCTCCCCCTTATAGAGAAAACCCAAATCTATTGGATTAAAATACAAAAGAGGCGCATGCCTCTCTGTCTTAGTCTTTGGATAGTAGCCCACTGACTGCTATATCTCGTATAAACTGGCTTTTTGTCTCTGCTGGTAGCTCTAACAAATCTAGTAACTCACCTAGTGCTTGTTTATCTGTGCTGGCAATGACTTTTTTTAGAATTGTTTCGTATTGCTGTTCTAGGTACTCGCAAAATGCCGATCTTTGGGCTTGTGTCGGTGTCATATTCAAAGCCATATAACAAAGCCTCGGGTATCTGTGAGAATAGCTTAGCACGCGCCTCTGGGTGTTTATACAGTTCATAGATGTTTAGGCTAGTATCTTCTGCCTGTAACTTTCGAACTATCTCCAGTAGCTTTGGAATGTCGCTAGGCTCGATAGATGTATCATCAGCCATATAATTTAAGCGGTGCTGTTCCAGTTCTAATCTGTCTTTTTCAGCTTGTTCTAGGTAGTTATTTTCAGTCATTTTTAATCTCTCTTTCTCGGTTTTAGATAAATTATGTAAACTTTTGCTATTTGTGACCATCTTTTAAAAATCTTGGTCACACCTTTTAAGTCAGTAGTACCAAGGGTTTAGAGGGTATCGAAATCTTGTGACCGTCTTTAAAAAAATTATTCCTATAGAAAAGATAACAACTTGTTAACTCCTATATACATAAATAAAAATCTTGGTCACACGGTCACATTTATAAAAATTAAGAAGAAAAAGTCAGTATTATCAAGGGTTTCAGCGTGTGACCATATTTTTTTATCTTGGTCACAACTTGGTCACACGGTCACAAACTTTGAAACCCTCTTACTATTCTTTGTTATCTCTATGTATTCCTTTGTGAGCTTCCCTCAGCTTTGTTTTATAGAAACCGTGGGGGTCTAATGCTTTAAAATCTCCTGGTGGTACTCGACCAGACTTTAGGGTATATGTTTTATCACTTTCCTTGTTCAGTACGGCAAGTATTTTCTTGCCATAGCTATATAGGTTGGCATTTTTGATACCCTCATCTTCGGTGTATTCTTCTAGCCATTGCTTAATAATTGGTAACGGTACATGTTGCAACTCATGATAGCCGTTAGGGATATATGTACCAACTACAAAAGAATAATAAAAATCGTTATCTTCTTTGTACTCATCTAACATATCCTTGACCGCGTTAGCTTCTATAAATCTATCAAACTCTGCCATGTTTAGAATTTTGAAAAGCACCCACTCCAGCAACTCTTTAGACTTGATAAACTCGTCCTTGATTTCTGGGCGCTCAACCGTGCCATTAAAATCAGCATTAAAGGGGACGATACATAAACGCCTGTACCAGCCTTGCGACTTATTTCGACTTCTAGGAATACCGTTACCCGAAAAGATACATAATAGGCGATAGCTAGCCTCATAGGGCTGTAAATGTTTAGGGTTTACTTGGATTGTATCGCCTGTGACAATACTCATTAGGTCAGAAACACTGTCCAGGTATTTATCAGAAATATCATCACCAATATTACAAACCTTGCCATTAAGCGCTGAAAGTAGGTGCTGTTCTTGGAATTGGTTGGGCTTTAGGTTGCTGATGTTTTCCTTGCCTATCAGATTTTCTAATAAGGCTTGAAAAGTCCCTTTTCCGTTGTTCCCATCTCCAGTTAAAACAACCATTTTTTTGCGTGTGCGGTTAGGATTGATAGCCTCATTCATGACTTGCCAAAGCAGGGTAGTGATTTCTTTATCTCCACAAGCAAGACCGTCTAGCCACTCATCAAAATCAAACCAGCCACCAAGTAAAGGTTTTTGAGCCTCTGGGTTGTATGCTGTTGCTATCTTAGTGGTGATGATATGCTTAGGGATAAATGGTTCAAGTTCTTTGGTATGTAAATTAAAAATACCATTTCTAACAGGGATTAAATAGCTTTCCTGCATAGGAGGCTTGATTTTTGTTTCTGTCCTTAGAAATATAATCACTTCTTCAGTAAACCGCTTAGATGTTAGCCTGCTATCAAATTTTAGAATAAGTTTATTGACTATATCACGGCTAGCAATGTAATAGCCTAGGTCTAAATGGTAAAAATAGAGCTGGCTACTGTCTGTTAGCTTGCTGTATCCAATAAAGGTAAAGTAGCAATGTTTCAGCAAAATATTAGCAACTTCAGCAACGCTAGGGCGTGGTATTTTGGTTTCTACCTCGCCTTTTCTGTTGCCTTTAGTGATTTCTTTTTCCTCTTTGTGCTCGTTACGCCATACCTCACCAAGTTCCCATAGTCGGTTATATAGTTTCCTCATACTTTTAGGGAGCTCTAGTACCTTGCTTTGATTAAACTGTTCTTGTAATTCCTTTAGGTTCACGTTAACCCCCTTTTCCTTATTTCTGCTTTGACGATACTTTCAAAAGTTCGGTCTAGTTCTTTGTCTGGGATAGGGCTAGATGTCACACTATTGGCTATCTGTGTGAGTTCGTAAGCTGTTTCTATGTCACAATCCACCCATCTATTAAGGAGTATCCCCACAAAGCGCGTGAGTGCTACGTTACGCCCACCCTCATCACCAAAGCCATGTAACAAGGTATCTATCACGCGCATAGTGATAGACTTCTGACCGCTTGTTTTAGGTGTGTAAGGACTAGTATTCTTTTGAGTTGTTAGGTTTTGCCTTGCTTTTGGTACTGGATAATCTTTCCCACGGTTTACATAGCGCTGATAGTTGTCTGGGTCTCCTGTTGTAACGGGTAAACCTTGTAACTGCGACCATGTTAGGCTTGTACTGTCAAAAGGTAGTCCTATCTTGTCAGCAATATCCTTTACTACCTGCTTATAGGCTACCTCATTCATCACGTTATCAGGCTTCACCACAAGGCGAAAACGGGGCTTTTCTAAGCAATGTTTGATAGTGGGGTATAAGATATAGGAGTAGCCAAACAAGGCGCTAGAAACGGCTTCTATGAAGCTCTCAGACGTCCCCTGTATATCGTCATAATCAAGGAAAATCAAATCCCGATAGATTAGACTGGAGTTGTTTCGTTTGTAACTACCGTTTTTCTCTGGTATAACCTTACCACTCAAACAGTAGGGCGCTTGTGTTCGCTTATATTTTTCTAAATCAATGCCTTTAGGGACTCCGAAAACTCTAAAATCTGCTATATAGTCAAAGGGTGCTTTTTTATCGAATAAATTTAAGTCATTCCCAAACCCTTTGCTTTCATAAATAGGCATATTTAGCACCCTCTTTCTAGTTATACACACCTAAGAACGCAAGAATGTCGCTGATACGATAATATACCTTGCGTGTGTCCTCTACTGGTGGCTGATAGCGTTTAAGCCCAGCCTCTTCCCAACGTCTTAGGGTGTTATATTTAAGACCTAGCTCGTCCATAGCTTGCTGGGCGGTGATTAGACCCGTCAATCGTGGTTTGACTGTATCGCGCGCTTCTAGGTAATTCTCCACAAGCTTCAGAACACCATGAGTTAGCTCATATTCGCTTTCTTTACTTAGGCTAAACATTCATATCAGCCCCTTTCAGTAGTGCCTTGTAACTCTCTAGGTCAGCGTTTAACAATACACTTAGGCGCTTTTGTTCTTTCTGTACTTGGTTGTAAAAGGCTTTTGCGCCATCTAGTAGCTCTGCCTTATCTGCTGAGATAAAGTAACCACGATTAAAGCCGTGTCGGATACCGATGATAGGAATGCCGTAGCGTGTGATTAAGCGACTGACAATACTTTGTACTGTCCTTTCCTCTAATTTCAAAATAAGGGCGATTTCTGCCCCTGTGATAGGGTTATCAGCCCCTACCCTGATAAGATTGAGCACACGCCTATAATTCTCTGGTAGCGTTGGTAGTGTCATTCTATCGCCTCCCTTTCTTTGCCGACTAGGATAATCTGCCCATTCATCCACATATCAGAAAAATCCATTAGGGTTTCTAATACTCGCTCTAATTGGTTTCGCTCCTCGATACTGTAACAATCAAATTTATTTTCTAGGGAAAAAGCTAGCATAGTGTCATAAGCTTCTTCAAGATCTAAGCCAAAGTTTTCTGCTCGTGATTTTGCCAGGTCAAAAGGTTCTTTATTTTCCATGTCTTGTCCTCCTAATTGTAGTAGTGCCCCTGTAATTGGATATATCGCCCGTAGTTAGGATTATATGCTGGGTTAGGCTGTTCTATTTGCTCTGGTAGCTCAATGGTTATTTTCTCCTTGTTCAATCTGTGAAGTCGATAGGCAAGTAGTAGAAGTGTGACTATAAGAAAGATAACGGTCTGTGTTGGTGTTAGATTGAGTTCATTCATGTTATGCCCTCGCTTTGTAGTTTTTAATATATAACTGTCTCACTTCATGTTCCATCTTTTGAAAAGCTTCTACTTCCTGGATAGATACTTTTTTATTGATAAAATCAACGATAAACTGGAATAGATTTGGTTCCTTTTCCCTTAAATCAACCATAAGCTCATCAAATTCTGCTTGTGTCATCTTGTCTAGGTCTAGTGTCATCCTAATAACCCTCTTTCTTTCAAATCCTTTATAATCAAGCTACGTAGATAATCCCAAATATTACCAGTATTATCTGTTGCTAGTTCATTCGGGTCGGTGAAACTCCTAACCGCTCTATTCAAATAGTTATACAATAACCAGTGTGGGCGTTCTTTTCCTAAATCATTTGATACATCGGCTAGAAACTCGTCATGCTTTCTAAGTTCCCCCAACAAGTTAGTTACATTTTCATTTAAAAACGTTTCATGGTCAGTTTCCTGTTGTTTATAGGTTTCTGATAGTTTATAGAACTCTATCCATAACTCAGTAATCGCCTCTCTGCAATCTTCAGCAATTTCAGTAGCCCCACTATGACCTTTTGCTATGTGCCACTCGCTTAAAATATCTAGCTTTTCTTCAGTTACTTGTAATTTTGATTCAAAATACTGAAAATACTGTTCCATGTTGTTTTACCTCTGTTTTATTATTTTTATGTGTAATTGCAACGCCTACGCGTGCTTGTCCCGTGAATAAAAGACTTTTTTACTATACCCTGGTAGTTTATTGTGTAATTCTTGCTATGTTAGCCTAGACTATCCCAGCGGATAACCGCCCCAAATTCACCAGGTTGCCCCGTGGTTATGTAAATCTGTGCCAAATAATAGCCTATCTAGTGTGTAATTTTCTTAGACTGGTTTAGTTTGCTATTGCTGTAGCTTCCTAATGGCGATACCAGAATCTAATACTTTTATCCGTTCTAGTTTTAAGGGGTAGCTCCCTCCGTATGGTCAAGATACTTAAATCATGGTATAATCTAGGTATCAAATTTATACTAAAACCCTTTTAATAACGGCTTGCCTGCCTCTTAATTGTGTTTTAGTTAGTATGTAAAAGGCTGTGCGGTGTGGTTATTGCTAAGCCTTTTTTTGTTGTCGTTTTTAATCTTCATGTCTAGGTTTTCTATAAATCAATTGACGGCTTTCCACTAACTCAGCGATAAAAACTAGGTTATTGGCCGTATTTTCTATTAAGTCGTCAAGCACTGCTTTATTTTCAGGTAGCCCCATAGATTCCGCCATGCTTACGGCATCACCTAACCATGTTTTAAATTCTTTAAAGTTCATTTCTTTTCTCCTTTTTGTTGTTCTCACGCGCCTTGTAGTGAGTTTTTCTTATTTACCATGGTCTTAATGTCCTGGTAGTCAAAGCCTAACTGTATCATGGCAATAACCATATCCTCTAGGGCTTGGTATTCTTTCAGTTCGACACTATAAAGGCTGTTTAAGGCTATTTCCTCGCCCCTCAACGCTCTCAACTGCTTAGCGTTAAATCCTGTGACTGCTTTAAGCAATAGGTTTGTAACGGTGCTGTGTGCGTGTTTTGGTGCGTTCTCCCATTCGCTGATAGCTTTTACAAGCTCTTTGCGTTTGGGCTTTTCTATTGCCCTCTGATAGCGAAACTCTGCCACCTCGTTGCGTAGTTCAAAGAACGCTTTGACTAGGTTCTTCTTGAATTTACGAACTGGTGCAGTATTCTTTAGATAAGTGATCAGCAAGGTTGCCTGTTGTTCGTTCAGGCGATAGATTTTCATTGGTCGTCCTCTGCCGTCTAATTTACGCATTTTAAATGCGATAATTCCATAGCTTTCAAAATCAGCTTTATGCTTTCTTAAAAGCTCTTGTATTGTGTGATGAGTAACCTCAGCACATCCAGCGATTATCTCGCTTGTTGTGTACGGCTCTTTCTTGCCGTCTCTATAGACTAGATTCATTTCTGACCTACCTTTCTGTTGCGCGCATGCTCAACTATTTACTTTTGCATACTTTTTGATTAAAAAAATATATCTTCAATGGTTATATTAGGAAAAAATGGCAAAAGTAGTTGTTTAAAAGTCATTTTTTCTTTATCAGAAAATGAATTCCTTCCAATTTCTTTGTTGTGATACGTTTGTTTTGTTATACCTAACTTTTTACCCATTTGTTCTTGGGTTAATCCTAACATATTCCTGTAACCTTTTATTTTGTTTGGACTCATTATCTTTACACCTACTTTACTTTTGAATACTTTTATAGTTTAATCTAATTTCGTTACTCTGTCAATACTTATGTTTACTTTTAAAAAAAAAAACGTTATTATGTATCAAGGGAGGTAGATAATATATGGATTCTATAAATAAAAAACAAGTAGGGGCTAGAATTAAAGATATTCGTCTTTCATTAGGTGAATCAATGGAGCAATTCGGTGCCCGTTTTAATACTTCTAAAGGTACCGTAAATAATTGGGAAAAAGGTAGAAATATTCCAAATAGAAAAAATTTAAAAGAAATTGCGTTAATATCTGGTACTCCTGTAAGTGTTCTATTAAAGGGAAGTACAGCACATATGCCTTTCCGTTTTCCTGATTTAGTTGATATATTAAGTAACCCAGATTATTATGTCACTATCTGTCGAGACATGATAATAACAAATACACCAGATAATTATCAAGAAGATTTATACTTCATGCTAACGACTGGTGTTGTTACAATCTTTAAAAAAGTAAATATAAATGACAACATTTATGATTTTGTTGGTTTCCCTCCCGAACTTAATCGGGAAGAATGGGTTACTTGTGATCTATATATAAAGAACTTTTTCAAAGGTAGCTATAGTATGGTGAATATAACCTTTTCTGACTTGAAAAAATTGATTTCATTTTTAGATAAACTAATTGATTCAAGATAATCCAAACCAATAACAATTAATACAGATAAAGTTTTGCCAAAAATACTAATTAAAAAAGCTACTACATGGATATGCTATATTCTATGTTAACCTAACCCATGTGCATAAAGGAGAAACAAACATGAAAAAGAAAATTATTGTTATGCTGGTCGCATTGCTAGTTGTTGTTGGTGGTTCAGCTTATTATTTCCTAAGTTACGCCCCTCATCAAGAGGCTGTCACAAACTTTAATAAAGCTGTTCAGACAGTTAAGTCAAAGAATAAGACACTAAAAAGTGAAATTGCCAAAGCTGAAAAGCTCGTTAAGTCAAACCAGAAGCCACTGGATGAAAAGACTTTAGACAACCTAAAAACAGCAGTAGCAACCGCCAAAAGTGACCTAAGGAAAATCCCAAAGGTAGCAGATAAAACCGAAGCTATCAAGAAACAAACCAAGTCGCTTAATCAACCAATAGACTATTCAAAAGCTACTCAGTCTTTAGCTGATAGTTCTTTAGCATATACAAATAGTGTTAAGCAACTAGCCCAAATAACCAATCCAAGTCAAAGTTTTGTAGAGGAGCGCTTAAAAGAGATTGATACAGTTACAGGCGTTCAGTCAGTGACAGAAAGCAATGACCCTAATGGAAACCTAAATAAACAAGGTGGTTATACTGCCTCAATCTACTTTACTGATAACCAGGTAACTGAAGCTGTAGAAGGTGCTGATATTGTAGATAAAGGAACAGACGCTGGCGGAAATATTGAAGTTTATAAAACCTCTGATGAAGCCAAATCCCGTAACGCCTACCTAAGCGCCTTTGATGGTCAAGGCATTCTAAACCCTGGCTCTCATTACGTTTATGGGACGGTTGTCATTCGTACGTCAAGACACCTTACTGCAAGTCAGCAAACGGCGTTAACTGAGAAAATCTATAATAAGCTGATTGAACTCAAAAAATAAAGTTCTTAAAGCCTAAATCTCTAAACCCAGAAAAATGTCTATACTATTCCATACCTCTTGAAACACATTCATGCTCTGCGCGTGGTTCCAAGTCTAGCAACATTAGGGCATTCTTTAGGGCGTCCGAAAAGTCCGATTTAAACAAAAAAGGCGTGTTTTCTCTACTTACCTAACTTAAGGTTATTTTTTACTTTAATGTTTAGAAGGCACATTTTTATAGGCTAAATGAAAAAGAATATTAAAAATCAACTATTTTGTTTATTATGAAGAATAATTTTTAATACAATTATTGACAAAAATAGCGTTTTGTCAATAATAAAAAAATATATAGGAGTCATAACTGACAAAAAAGTATTTTTGTCAGTTATATAATTTACAATATGGAGTATAAAAGTTTAAAAAAAATATATTACAGTAATAACAGTATCTATGAAGATGAGTATTTACAAAGGTTAAATGGATATGGAACTACAAAAACTGCAATGTTTCCATATCTCATGAAGAGGGATGCCTTTTCAACAAATAAATATCCATTGTTCGTTGTCCCAACTTTAGAAATTCAACTTTTATCACAAAAAATTATAGAACTATCTTCAAAAATTACAGATTTAGCTAATAAATTACCAGATGTAGCACATCAACAGTTTTACAATGAACAACTTTTCAACGCTATAATTTCAACAAATGAAATTGAAGGAATTGGGACAACTAGGAAAGATGTTGCTGTTGCAATAGATGCTCTTAACAAAGATAGAAAAGAAAAATTAAAACATAAGTCAACCGTTCGTATGTATTTAGATATTCTTTCAGAAGATTATCTAAACATAACAGAATTGATTCATATTAGAGAGATTTATGATGCATTAACAAATGGAGAAATTGAAGACGAAGATCAGCTAGACGGTGAATTATTTAGAAAAGATCTTGTGTCTATTGTAAATAATAAGACAGGAAAAATAGAACATATTCCTCCAAGTAAGGAACAAACTATAAAAGAAATGTTAAAAAGTTGGCTGGATTTCATCAATACAGGAACTATTCCATTCCTTATAAAAGCAAGTTTGGCGCATTATTTTTTTGAAAATATTCATCCTTTTTATGATGGTAACGGAAGAACTGGTCGTTACATATTGTCCAAATACCTTTCAAGAAAATTAGATAAATTTTCAGGTCTTATTATCAGCAAGAAGATTAATGAAGATAAAGCTAAATATTATAAAAGCTTTGCAGAAACTGGAGATACTCTTAACAGAGCAGATGGAACACGATTTGTACAATCTATGCTTAGTTTTATTATTAAAGGACAGTCTGAAATAATAGATACACTAGCAGAAAAACAGGAGATGCTACATTACTATCATACAAAATTACAAGAAAGTAGTTTTTCTGATATAGAAGGAACAGTATTATTTTTACTTATCCAATCTCAATTGTTTGTTTCAGATTTCGAAGCAAGCATTAATGATAATAATCTTTTAGAACTTCTAGAACATACTGAATACTCACAAAGAAGTTTAAAGAAGACAATAAAAGAATTGGAAGAAAAAAAAGTATTGATTAAAGTCGCTAAACGCCCACTAAAACACATCATAGTTGATGATTTCTTTGATTATGATAAAAAAATTAACTTCTAATACTTTAAAATTTTAATAAATATTTGCGTTTGAACTATAAAAATATTGATATATTTACTCAATAAACATCAAATAATTAAGATTGTATCAATTCCACTTTAGAATGATCCAGCATGATATAAACCCAATTCAATCTAAAACCTTTTTAATAACGGCTTGCCTGCTGATGTTTAGAAAGGTTTATCATTATGAAGATTAACGAGATAAAAAAACAAGACGGGTCAACCGTCTATCGTGCTAATGTATATCTTGGCGTTGATGCAGTCACTGGCAAGAAAGTAACAACTAAAGTCACTGCCAGGACAAAAAAAGAACTCAAAACCAAAGCCCAACAAGCGCAATTTGATTTTAAAGCTAATGGATCAACACGCTACAAAGAAGTAGCAATAGAAACATACGAGGAGTTAGCTATTTCATGGTGGGATAGCTATAAGAATACAGTTAAAGCTAACACAAGAAAGACACAAAAAGGGCTCTTAAACACCCATGTTTTACCGTTGTTTGGTGGATTTAAATTAGATAAGCTGACAACCCCACTCATTCAGTCCACTATGAATAAGCTGGCAAACAGTACAAATACTGGTGAAGTTGGTGCTTACCTTCATTACGGCAAAATTCACACCCTTAATAAACGTATATTACAGTATGGAGTGATTTTACAAGTTATTCCCACAAACCCAGCTAATAACGTTGTTTTGCCTAGAAACACTCAAAAGGACAAGAAAGCCAAAGTTAAGCATTTCAATAATGACGAGCTTAAACAATTCCTTACCTACCTTGATAGCTTGGATAACACTAAATATAAAAATTATTATGATATCACGCTATATAAGTTCTTACTTGCCACTGGTTGCCGTATTAACGAGGCTTTAGCTCTCTCATGGTCTGATATTGACCTTGATAATTCGGTTGTCCATATAACAAAGACTTTAAACTGTGAAATGGAGTTAAACAGTCCAAAATCAAAAGCAGGTTACCGAGATATCGACATAGATCAGCAAACCACAACCACGCTGAAAAGATACCAACGCAAGCAAACTCAAGAGGCTTGGAAACTAGGTAGGACTGAAACAATGGTATTTTCTGATTTCATCAATGCCTATCCAAATTATAAAGCAGTAGCGGGACGACTTAAGTCGCATTTTAAAAAAGCTGGGGTAAATAACATAGGTTTCCACGGTTTTCGACATACTCATGCTAGTTTACTCCTTAATTCGGGTATTCCTTATAAGGAGTTGCAACACCGTCTAGGACATTCTACTCTTTCAATGACTATGGACACATACAGTCACTTATCAAAAGAGAACGCTAAAAAAGCGACGTCATTTTATGAGCAAGCACTAAAATCTATCTAA